TTTGACTCTGCCTCGGTAGCTGCATCCTTGTACTTTTGCACTTCGCCTTTAAGTCCATCGATGTTGACATCCTTAAACTTCTCAAGTGTCTCGTTCGCAGTTTTAAGCAGCGATTTAAGGTTAGTCTCTGAGGTTTTATACCTTTCGATGTCATTACCATTTTCGGTCATTATAGTATCAACAGCCTCCTTGACCTTATCCTCGGCTACTCCTAGTCCCTTAAGGAGATTTTCAATAACTTCTCTTTTCATGATGTTTTTCCTTTCTCGGTACGCTTTTATACGAGGTTGCTTCTCCTCCGTGTACATGATTACGCTCTGTACTAAGCTAATTTTTTGTATAACAAAAGACAGCTATATAGCTGCCTTAAGTATCGTTATTTGTTTACTAAAAAACACACCCTGCCTGAGTGGTTTTATATCATTGGGATAAATTCGCCTATGGTTTTAAGATACTCCATTACCTTTTTCATCATCCCGTTTTCTTTCAGATACTCAATGCCCACAGGCGTGATGTCTATATCCTCTAAGTCCATGATTTGAATTCCGTTAATATACTCCTTTACTCTAAAGCCTTTTACGTATCCGGCTTCAAGCATTTCGGACAAGATTGTATCTCTATATCCTTGCGGTATTTTTAGGTAATCTGCACTGATTTTAATTAAATTGACCGGTTCAGCCTTCTTCTTTGCCACATACAGGTCCTTTAAGATTTCAAATACTATTCTGAAATAATCATCCTTTGGCATGGATTACTCCTTTCTAATTCATATAGTAAATATTGTCATATATTTCCTGGAGTTTTTTACCTTCATCATTGTAAAATTCTAACTTATCATCAAAACCCACTTCAATTATTTTTTCATTTAGTGCGTCTAGAATATTCGCGTCGCTATTCAAAAAGTCAACATCAAAATATTTTTGTAGATACTTAAAATCTTCTGCTTTATATTTCCAAACACTTTCCATACATTTGTCTCCTATCTTTTAACGAGTTTTCTTGGGTTGCATTGAATCAATGTTTTTGTATCCGGATTAATTGCTATATTGCATTTATCATTTTTCAAAAGAATGCTACGCTCTCCCGCTTTGTTTACTTGTTCTTTTCCTACTCTTCCCACTTTCAAACAATCAAGTAAATCTTCTATAGAAACGCCGGGTCTATTGTATTTCCGGTTTAGTGCCGAATACCCAATCACTCTTCCAACAAAATGAGATGTATATCCTTCTATCTGCAACCCCAACGGAGTTTGCACCCCCACCAAATTATTTTGCACTGCTCTACTATATGCATCATACACTTTATAACTTAGTAATGGGCTTATTTCTCCTTTACTTACTAAAAATCTATAATTTATTAAATTCTTGTAGGCAGGAGAATTATTATATTTTGCATCATAGTATTTGTCAAGCACTTTTAATTCGCTGCTTTCCGCGCCGATTGACTTTAACCAATCTGTATGGTGCTTAATAGCTACAGTTCTTGCTCTTTGTGCGGCGCTTCTATCAAATCCTACAATCTTACCGGACGCATCTTTTACGGCATGAACTTGAGTTCTAGTCGTATCGACGCGCCTATCTGTGGCCTTGCAGAAATGTTTCAGCTCCGCTTCCTTACGCTTTAAATTAACCGCAGTGCTCTCCATCTCGTATTTTATGCTCTGCCTTAAGGTATCATCTTTCGCTTCATTATAAGCAGAATTTAGGCCGGCCAAGTATCTCTTTTCTGCTCGAATTTCACGTTCATAAGCTCTCTGCTTCTGTCCTGCTTCATAATTGGTGTATGTATCTCCGCCATATTCGTAAGTTTTGCTGTCCAAGCTGTCTAAATATTCCTTTGAGTAAGTTCTCTCAGTCCCCTCGTAATAAGCGTAAAAACTGTGTCTGCAGTTCCACCCACAAAGTCCTTCGCCCGTACCGTAGCCTGTTATATCATAAAAAGAGCCATATCCCTTACTTTTCCCACTAAGGCTGTATACCCCACCTTGCCAATCCGCGTGTGACGGTCTCGCTCCAGAATGGGCAGTAACTTCTACTAAATCCGTACCTATTTCATCACAGTATAGCATGTTGAGTTCGGCAGAAGATTGATTTACTCCGGTGAGCACTGCCCTGCGTACTGCAACATCAAGCTTGTCGATGTGCCCTGTAGGGTATTGTACAGTGAGTCCTGACTTTGCAACCTGTTTGATTGCATTTTTAATAGCAAAATCATAAGTAAAAGCACCCGAGCTTACCTGCATATTAGCAAGATTAACGGCGTTAATAAAAGCGTTTTGTCCTTGACTAGCAGTGGTCCTTGTAAGATTCCTAACCACGCCTTTAGTCTTTCTTATATGAGATGATAACAAGTTACCCATCGCAACATTTGACGCATGATCTAGAGGTGTCTTTCCTGCTATTGCAGCTCTGAGATTCTCGCTTTCCATATTCTCAAAATTAGCGTCTTCGAAGACTCTAGTAATTTCGGCTTCCGTCAAGCCCGATACCTTAGATATGCTATTAACAATATCTTTATACAATATATTCTGTTGCGTTAGTTTCTCCGCCTCAAACTGTGCACTTTCGGTCAACGCTCCCATCTTAACGATTCGTCTCGCAATATCTGCAACAAGCTGTTCGTTAATCAAGTCCATCATCCCCAGAAGATAGGATGTGCACTGCGCCAAATACTCAGGGCTAAGCATTACTCTTTTCGTCTGTTTTGTAAGTATGAAAAAAGACACCTCTTTCGAAGTGTCTTTAGGTTATTAAGATATTAACAAACTATCTTAGTTATAGGAATTGTTCCCTGTTGAGTAGCTGCAATTTTTACCATAATTGCATAATCTTTGATCATTGATACTCAATCCCTGGAATCCCCTCTTTTCGGTTATCGACAATGCTCCTATCAATGGAACTCGATTCGATTGAATTTTAGTTCCAGATATTTTTTTTATCGCATCAACCATATTTCTCTTTTTCATTACAATGTCCTCCTAGTGAAAATAATCCCATTTGTCTGTTGCAGTCTCATAAAATCTTCACACATGTTATGACATTCAAGAATCAGATTTTGTTCATCAGGGCTCTGACCAAAATCTTCAATTTGAAGTTTCAGTTCTGATAAAACCTCAATACTCAACGGACGACCGTGAGATTTCCATCGAGAATAATCTGATAGCGCATTAGCAATTTCTTTCGCACGCTCTCTTTTTTCATCCTCTGATACACCCGTTCCATTACTAGAATGAGTCTCCCAATTCTTAAACTTAAACTGAACTAACCATTTAACCAGTAAATCTTCTGTTAAATCTCGCGCCTGTTCGTAAAGGCTAATTTCCGCCAAGTCAAAATCCTTTAAAATAAGAAATTCAGCTTCGCTTATAGTTCCAGCTTGCGCTTTTACTAGCAGATCCTCTATTTTGCCAAGATATCCAAGTGCAGGGACAAAACGCCCCTCTTTATTCTGAACTTGTGGGTCTATTGGACCTAGTACAGAATTGTAATCCATATGGATATTGTCGCCACTCATACATAATATTGTTCCAGCACTATAAGCATGGTCCGGGATAATAAAATCAACCTCGGAATAATTATATCTAAAAATATTAACAAGCCTCTCAACTGTAATTGCATCTCCACCATTGGTTGTAAGAATTACACAAAGCTTTTCATGATGGCTATCTGCTTTCCTTGTTAAATCTATTACCTCTCTAGCATGATTGAGCAAATTTGGTTCTATGGGACCATTTAAATATAAACAATCAGCGTCGTAAAGATTCTCTAGTTCCTCTAACAAATCTTTTATCATCTGACTTGTTTTTAAAATTATTGGGTTAATCATTCCTCACGTCTCCTTGTTTAACTCATCCTTTCAAAATGAATTATACCACAAAAATATTTTTTTGCATAAAAATATTTCTCATATCACAAAAAACCGATATAGTCATTTTTACCCAGCAGAACAGGAAAAAGCTGTTAAGGTTTTAGACAAAATCAAGATATAAACGTGTACAGACCGTGTACAGAAAAAATGAACCGTTGAAATTTCAACGGTTCAGCTTGTTTTGGTGGAGATGGCGAGAGTAATTTGATATGTTTTTTAAGATTTACACATATATTCTTATGGCTATTTTTAGCCATTTCGAGCCTTATATATCCATCCTCAAAGTCATCAAAAATATATTTTTCGTATATAATTCGTATTTTTGATTTTGCTACCGCTACTCCTTAGATTGTATTCGCAAAACTGATTTATGGCAACAAAAAAAGAGGGCAAACGCCCTCTTGATTATCCTAGTAGTATTCTGTTTACTTCAGCCTGTACTGCGTTGTAGTCATATCCAGCATTAGTTAGCCTAGCTACTCTGTCGTCACCAACTCCCCAATCGCCACGGATAACCTCGTATGCAATATCGCTAATGCTATACGATGGTGTTGGTGTAGGTGCAGAGGTTGTGCCTAACACTCTCTCGTTGACTGCGTTCTGAACTGCAGTATAGTCATATCCAGCATTAGCAAGTGCTTGCTCTCTTGCCTCGCCATTTCCCCACAAGCCTTGTAGAACTTCCTTAGCTAGCTCATCAATGCTCTTTGATGTTGATGTAGGTGTGGGTCTTTCCTCTGCCACTGTCTGCACATTATCTCCGTTTGAACTCTCAGCTAGTGCCTTGATGTATTCTAGCTTAGCATAATATCTGCCAGGACAAGCAGTAGCGACAATATCCTTGTGTCCTATAATAGGTAGTTTGCCGTATACTTTCCATATCTCAGCGATTAACTCAGCTAGAGTTCTGAGATCACCAGCAGTCATCTCAGGTCTGCACTCAATACCGATTGATACTAGATTGTAGTTCCAATTGCCTGCGTGCCACGCTGTGTCCTCAGGGTCAACTATACAAGCCACTCTGCCGTCTTCTAGTACATAGTGCGCTGATGAGCCACCACCATTTCTGCAAAGCCAATTCACAACGCCCATAAAGGACTGTCCATCTGCTCCCCAATGGTGTACTACGATGTACTGGGGCTTGTTTCCCTGTCGGCCCTCGGTGTAGTTAGGGCTGTTGTACTGTGTAATAAATTCAAATGCCATAATTATTCTCCTTATTTGTTATCTTTGTTGAACTTTGCTGTAGAAATACCTAACAAAGTACCCATGAATACTGTTAGAACTGAGATTGTTCCAACAACCTGCTCGCCGTATGGTAAGCCCCAAATCTGAGATAGGCCGAAATAAGCTGCGCTTGTGGCTGGCAATGCGATTAGTGTTGCCCACTTCAGTATGTTGTAAGTTTCGTTTTTAAGTTTCATAATATTACCTCCTAAAATAAATTAAAAAGGCAGCATTTCGCTGCCGATTGACCAATTATTTTACATTGCAATTATCCTTTAGTGGGAGCTGTTTGACCTCGTCGACCACCTTTTCGGCCGTTCCATTGCCACCAAGTTTCTTGTATGGTAAATACAAGTAATCCACAAGGTTTTCGTACTCATCTCGGGTGATACACCCTCTTTTAATATAGCACTCTCCCAAGCTACAGATTCTGTCGTGTCCGAGTCCTCTCATCATCATCGCATAATCACTCTTACGCTCCATGTATCTCTGCACAATCATGCTTATAAAACTCCAAAGACCCGTACTTGCGAAAACCGCGATTATAATTGCTCTTTCCATACGCACCTCTATTTCCACTTGCCAATCGCGTAGATTTGCAAGTTTAAAATGTCTGCAGATGCGGAGCTCTGACTAGCAGCTACCGTCAACATCGTTGTATTTTGCGTATTGATTGTTTGAGCAGCGAACGAATAACCGTTGCCAATCTGCACTGATGCCGTTACGTTTGGCTTTACGATAAATCGACAAGACGATGGGAATGTAAACGTTTTTCTGTTAAAAATCATGTTGTTCCAGGGTGCTGCAGTCCATCCCGATCTGGAGTCTGAATCAACTGTCTTAATAAGCTCTAATCTCCCCCTCTTCCATTTCACGAACTGCCATCCATCGACTTCGCCTTGCTCTATGACATAATCCTGAGCTCTTCCACCTCCGTTATATAGCTCATTGATTGCATCTGCGAGATTTCTTGCGCTAGTTTTTAGCATATTCGTATTGCCCATGTCGTCTCTAACGCGTTTAATCTGATCTGCATACTTTTCATCTGTGGCTTTAATCTCTTGCTTGAGGTCCTGGGCAAGTGTCCCAGATAGTGCTGAGTTAACTGTACCAAAACTATCACGTAGCTGTAGCCATAGGTTGTCAAATAGTCCGCGATACTCTACAGCTGGAACTACCCAGCCACAAAGATTTGAATCCATCCTTGTATCAGATATGTTGACAGCTTCGATTGATGTTGCACGAGCTGGGATGTAGACATCAGCGATTGCCAGTTCGTAGTAGTTTGATTCTCTGATTAGATCCTGGGCAACAGGATTTGTTGCTGCAACGCCCTCTTTTAAATAGATGTCTATATCTCGTCTATCCTCTGCAGTATCGAACCTCAAAACGATTCTGTCGATACGAGGAAGGCTCGACGCAGGAGACAGTGTGATTTGTCTATTATTACTCTCTTTAAATACAGCACCCTCGATTATTGCGCCTCCTGGTTTTACATTGACGGTCATGCCTCCGTGTGCTGTGACCATAAGCCCATCAATGGGGTTAATAAACACACCGTTTCCCCAACAGAGCTTATTAAAATCTCTCTCATCCTGCGCTGTGATTGCTCTGTCCCATTCATTACCTATTATTCGTTTCGATTCGAACGGAAAACTCTTTGCCATACTATACATCCACCTTTCTGTAAATTTGCCTGTTTTGAGTTCCGAAAACAAGCTCAACTTTTACTGTATTTTTAGAATGAACCTCTCTAACTTCGACGAGCCTAGAAGTAAATTCTTTTTGTATCGAATCAATATTGATTGTACAAATATCACCCAGGTCGTAGTCTTTGAGATAATAAAAACGATGTTGGAGTACATCAACTGAGATGGTCTCTTGTTTGTAATTGTTCAACATCTCAAGCTTTGCAGCATCTCGCATTTTTGACCTTATAAGTGACTCGTTTGAGCTCTTAATCTCAATACCGCTTATGTTGGCATTAAAAACTTTGAGTGGCACACAGTGACCGAGATTGCTTGGCATGTTACCATCAAACTGTACATATTCATGTATTGCTCTGACCTTTTTGCCGTCCTTCCAAAAGCTATGCACCTCGTTTGACGTCTTAAAGTCATCAGGAATTTCCTGACTCACTAAAAATCCACTGTATATACCGCTTTCATCGTATGCGTATTCGCATTTCGAGATATTGCCCCAAGCTTCGCCAAAGAATACGTCATCACGCAAATCCTTGCCCTTTTGAACGTGCAACTCAATGCCTAGAAGCGGTTTGCCTGGTTCTTCCTTTGCCGAGAAAATCGGTCTGCAAATGAGTGTGTACCCTGCAGACTTTAAAGCTTTTCGCATAGCAGAGCCTGTACTTTCACCAAGTTCTGCACTTATAGACAGCTCGCTTGGTACGTCACTATCTGTGCTTAGCTTTGCACCGCTTACCGTTCCCCCTCCAGGCTGAGCGTACTTGTCACTCACAGTTTCAAGTAACCATTGTTTTAATTGCGTTTCAACTTCTGCCTTACTCTTAAATGTCATTGTCGAAATCGGTATCGTATAAGCGCTCCAATCAAGCACTTTGTCGATAAAAAAGCCTGACAAAGTGACAAATTCGCCGTTATTTTTCTCCTCATACACAACCTTTTGAACCATCGCAGTTTCAGGGCGCCCAATACATTGGATGTACTTGACATCTGAGTCATAGTCCTTAGCTGCCATGTATAGCACAAATGATCCGCACTCAAAATACTTACGGCTCCACTGTAGTTCGATGAAGTCAATCATCTTGACCTCTTCGCCGAATTTGTTTAGACACTTGATCATTTACACACCTCCGTATCTTCCAATGAAGCTTACTTCTGCAGTAAATGCTGTATTGCCATCTTTGGATATTTTTATTTGATTGTCACCATATCCAAGCACCATCTGCATGAGGTCTCTAGCGTCAAAATCGCTGTATGGCACGTCTTTACCATTCTTTTTGACCGATCGCTTGTCGCAATCAATAACGAGGACATCAGACGCATTTAAGACCGTTTTCACGCTAGTCTTAAGGTCGCCCATCTCAATGTCGATACCAGGTACATAGCCTGTTGACTTTATTGTAATTACGATTGGAGCCGGCTCACTACCGAGATAATTAACGACCTTCGTATCAGTCTTTGTTATCTCACCAAAAACAAGCTTGCCACCTCCTGGAGCATAATATCGCGTCCAGTGCCACATAGGATTTACTGCACTAAAAGCAGTCGTATCCTTGCTGTCGCCAAATAGATCAGCATGAGGTGACTGAAATAAGAGCTCAAGTGTCGGCTTACGATATACGTTTCTTGACGGATAACTTGCCGCCTTGAGAACACAGTCTTTAGCTATCTTTGTGACTCCAGCATATGTGATATACAAATCATAAGTATGGTTCGCATTATGAAATCCGATTACTTCAGCTCTTAAGCTATCATTAGATCCGTTAATTCTTGCCGACAAAGTAATCTGTCGGCCATGCTTTCTAATACCTGTTACGATATCACCGTGGCCAAACCCTCTCGCCTCTGAAAATACTTCAATTTCAGGAAAGTCAACACCTTCAAGTGTCAACATTTTCCAATCATTTTTGTTATAACTAAATCGGAGGCCATCACTTCTGACGGCCTCCACATTTACCATTTTGCTCATATCGCACCTGCCAATCCGAATTTTACTGCTTCACTTCTCAGTACTCTTGCATGTTCGCCTGGAGTCTCAACAGGCTGATTGATATTAATTGTCTGCATTACGGTTGTCTCGCCTACACCAAATCCATTACGTGATATCTGATTATATCTTGCCCCTGGAGGTAGCGTTATTGCATCTCGTTTTAGCCTTGAACCATTGTAGCCACCGTTTACAGTTAAGTCAGCCTCAACTCCTTGCATATCGCTTGCGAAACGGTCTTTTATGCTGCTCGTAAAGTCTGATACGACACCAAGTGCATACGCGGTCTTTCTCGTGATACCATTAGCAATACCGTAAATCAGATTGTTACCAATGTCCTTTTCTCCCCAACGGCTTGGTGATTTGATACCAAAGAAGGATTTTATCTTACTCTTAACCCTGCCAAAAAAACCACCAATCATATCCATTAGCCAGCTAAACTTGTCGTGAATTCCGTTCCAAAAACCTCTGATTATCTGACCACCTATAGATACAAATTTGCCAGGTAAACCTGCTATGCCATTAACTATACTGTTCACAAAATCAGCTATACCGCTTACAGCTCGGCTAACTAAATCTCCAACCCACGCAGCAATCTTTGCAATCACCTGCGCTAGATAAATTACTATTCGGATTGGAAGAGTTTCCCACCAAATCCAAAAGTCAATCGCTTTTGATACAAATGCTTTGATGCCGTTCGGCAATGTTTCCGTAAAAAATGTTACAATCCCATCAACGACTGCACCAACAAAGTTCTTGATATGGGTCCATATTCCTATGAAAAAGTTACGGAATCCGTCTGACGTTTTCCATAGGTAAATAAAACCACCAACGAGCGCTGCAATAGCCATTATGAGAACCATAATAGGATTTGCAAACAAAACTGCATTTAACAGTACCTGAGCTGCAGTAACAATTGTAACGACTGTTTTATACGCAATAAAAGCAGAAGCAACCATCACGATTAAGACCTTAAATTTATCAAAGTTCTTAATTAGCCCTTTTAAGATTGATGTCAACGGCTTAATTATTGGGACCGCATCACCTAGCTTTCCCAACCCTTTCAAAATCGCTGGTACAAGGCTTTTTGAAAATGCCTTGCCTAGACTCTTAGCCACAACCTTTATCCTTGGAATTAAGTTACTTAAGAATATCGCAATTGAGTCAGCAAAGGCTTGCATAGACTTATCGACATCCCCTCCACCAGCAATGGCCGTAAGCAGATTTTCCCACGAGGCTTTCATCTGATTTGCACTACCTTCTAGAGTAGAGTTTGCTTCTTTTGCTGTTGTTCCAGCTATTCCCATGTGAGATTGCATTACACTTAGTGCATTGACGATATTGCCAAAACTCATACTGTTTTCGTCGACAGTAATTCCAAGTTTTTTCTGCTCGTCTTTCATCTTAGATGCATCCTTTATAAGGCGCTGCATCTCCTCTTTAGTACCACCATAGCCGAGCTTGAGGTTATCTAGCATAGTATAGTTTTGCTTAGCAAAGCCCTGGTACGCCATCTGTATAGACTCTATCGATGTGCCCATCTTGTTGGCATTATCTGACATGTCCGTCACAGCCCTGTTCGCGTATTCTGCCGACTTCTTTGTGTCGCCATCAAGCGATTGCAATAGTGATGCACTGAAGCTTGTTACTGTCTCCATGTACTTGTTAGCGCTCATGCCAGCCGTCTTATATGCGTTACTTGCATACGCCATGACTTCTTTGCTACTATTTTTGTACAAAGTCTCTACGCCGCCTGCGAGCTGTTCGTATTGCGCAAATGACTTTATAGCCAAAGTTCCAAGCCCTACTGCGGTCGTTACGAGTGCAGCACCTATCATCGCTGCGCCTCTACTCACGCTCCCAGAAAGACTGTCAACACCTTTATCTACACCTGTGGTATCAAGCAGGGTTTTTATCTCTAAAACATTTTCATTCATTTACTATCCCCACTCTTCTTCAAACTTGCGATACTGTTCTTCTTCCTCTTCCGTAAGTACTGTTGGAAGCTCCCATGCGTTTCGCTGCTCTCTAAACTCTTTATCGGTTGACGCCCTAAAGCCTATTACCTGTCCGAGCAATGTCTTATCAGTGATGCCTTTTAGCAGTGCCTTGAATTTGTGCCAATGCATTTCGATTTCCATGATGTCGATTCCATATTGTTGCAAAAATGCACTATATATTAGTTCAGCATCAATATCAAAATCTAGTGTATCTACACCTGGATCACTCTGTTTTGGAACAGGACAAGGATTTGTATAAAACTCTACAAGTGCCAAGAATATGTCGTTAGGCACTCCCCAGCCTCCTTCAGCCTGAACGCAAGGCGAATTGCCCTTAAATAAAGGTCTGAAATCAGTACATTTATGGAAGTTTAGCCAGTATCTATAGTCTGTGTTTAAAAAAAAACGCCTCCCACGAACCTCAATCGAGTCGGGGAGACGATTTGTTAAAGTTAGCATTATTTAAGCTTCGCAATCTTATCCACGCTCTGTGCTACGTTCTCGATAACGTCAAGCGCAGGTGAATTTAATTGCTCTGCCTCTCTTTGTCTCTGATGCTCACGGACCCTCTGCAGATAAGCGTCAACGATGGAGTTATAGCAGATTGTTAGGGTCTGCAAATCAACATCGTCTACCTTTTTTGCATCAAGAACTACTGCAGCATTATCTTTGCCCAAAAGCTCTGAGCAAAATTCAAACTGCTTGCGATAGCACTCTACACCCTTATTAGCGACGCTCAAATTTCCAATCTCGTCCATTTTTTTCTGCACCGCCAAGGTTTTCTTAGGAAGGACGTATTCAGCTCCGTCCCATATTAAAATATCTGCCATATTATTACTCCTTTATTACTTATGCTTTAGTAAACGTTGGAACGCCAGCCTGAAGCTTTGCTGTTCCCTTTTCGACTGTGCCGCCAAATGGCAAGTCAAATGTAATTGTGCCTTCAACTGCATTCATCGAGTCAATGCTTAGCGTTGCTTCTGTAAGCCATGCTTTGTTGGCACCGTTTGGTGTGTCATCAAAAATAAACACAATCATAGCCTCGACCTTTGCGTCAGCTCCAGTTGCAAGTCCATAGAACTTTTCCCAAATGAAATCAAAATCCGGCTCGCCCTTATACATTGTAAGTGGCATGCCATCAACTCCAGGCTTGTACCCTTCAAGCTCTGTTGTTGGCGATTCATCTGAGATGTAGTCGTAGTCCTGCTTCTGTGGATCAAGCTTAATCTCAAGCTTTGTAGCCTTCTTGATTCTGGTCCACTTCTTTGTTTCCTTTGTGCCTGTGTTGATAAACAGTGCGATCATGTGCTTTTTAATGCGCTTAACCTGTTCTGCCATTTTACCTTTCCTTCCTGTAGGTCACCCCTACACTAATCTGATAGACAGCTTGTTCGCCATCTGTTTCTTGCATATAAAACGAATTAGCGACTGAGATCTCTTCGATGTTATGTCCTTGCGGATAATTCGATTTATAATTCTGTTCCGCAATCCATTGCTCGAACTGCTCCAAGAACTCTTGATTGGATACCCTATCGCGTTCTTCCTGAGCCTCTTGCCTAGCAACTATATAAAAATAGTCAGTACACAATGTACTGCCATCTATATAGTCGACTGTTTCATTTGTAGGTTGCTTGTATATGCCCAAGCTTTCTGTCTCGGCTCTTAATCTGTCTGTGTCAAAATCATCGCAGAGAGCAAGGCCAGGACACTCTTTCATCCATGTTTTGATTGACTCTGATAATGTCACTTAATCACTCCCTTTCGCCATGATTTGCTTTGCGCCACGTGCTATTGCAGCAGCACCGCCTTCTCTTTTCATGCGCTCAAACCAATAATTTCCCCTTTTAGGCGCGCCTTGAAAATTAGCTGGCATATAATACCATCTGCGTGCGTAAGGTGTCGTATACCTTACAGTGCCACTACCTATGACAGTACTAATCTGTCCGCTTTTAATGAGATCTCCATCATTTTTTGGAATATAAGGCACACAACGTCTTAGCACCTCTGAGTCGATGAACATCTGCACCTTTCCTTGCTTTTCAATAGCAAATCGGCGCTTTATGTCATCATTGCTTTGTAGCTTTAATCTCAAGCTTACATTCTTCATTATGCACCTATCACTTTCCAGTTCTTCAAATGATCTCGATTTGTATTGTCTGCTAAAGATTTCAGAGTAACCACATCCGAATAATCTCGCTTGAGGTCTTTTAGCCTATAGCTATCTCCTATTTCCTTATTACACTCTCCCAAAACGGCTACGCTTAGGTTTGACGCGGTTTCGATTGTCCAATGACTCAATCTGTCACTAGATAATAAAAACTCTTTATACGGCAAATAAAAGGCTCTATATGGGATAGTGATTGATACGGTATCAACAATGTTTAGTTTTCCGTCTGTATTGACGGATTGAACTCTCTTTCGCTTCCACATTACCCCTTTTAGGACTGCTCTATGCCATTTTTCAACGCCATTATCCTTGTAGTAGCTATAGATTGTGATTGTGTCCGTGAAAATCATTACATACACCCCATTAAACCTGTTCCAGATAGAATCTCGAAGACAGCACTTTTAAGCTCTGCCTTGCGGTCCTCGGCAGATGCGTATGTTTCGGAGTATCCGTCGTTTGATACCGAAATAACGCCCTCAGTACCGCCTTGACTTGCTAGCGAGTGGATTATATGTACTATTGCTGATACTGTTTGGCTGTAACGGAAGTCATCCTCCGTTACAACCTTGTCAATTCTCCTAGCAGTCCAACCACGTAGTAAGATTGCTGCTCTCTCATATAGCATTGCATACTCTTCTTCGCTCTGTACATCCGCATAGATGCTCTGATACTCCGCTAACGATACGCTTAACATGATTACTTGCTACCTTTCGTTTCTACTGCCTCAGGCTCCACATCTTCTGTAACGATAATTTCATCACTATCGTTAAATTCCAATCCTACTATTCTGCCCATTGTTTACCTCCTATTATTTACAAGCTCCAGCTATTCCGTTAGCCTTGTTGACGTAAACGTCTGCGATACCAATTTCTCTGAAGTTGAACTGCCATCCATCTGCATCCTTGTTATCCTCTGGAGCGATTGCCTTGTTAACATTTCTCTTCTGGTACTGGATAACAGCAGAAGGCTCAACGATCAAGAAATCTAGCGCCTTACCAGTTGCTGCCTTCTTGTATCCGCCCTTCTCCT